GGATCGTATGAACCAGCTAGGAGAAATGATTGCTTTAGTATCTCACAGATTTAAAAACAAGACAGATAAGGGAGGTAATCCCTACATCCTTCACTGCCTGTACGTGATGAATAAAGTGAGTCACTTAGGAGAGCTTGCTATGATTGTTGGGGTGGGACATGACTTGTTAGAAGATACTAACATAACTCCTTCAGATTTGTGGGGTCTGGGTTTTGGGGACGATGTTATCGATCTCTTAAAGAAAGTAACTCATCTAGACGGGGAGCCTTACATGGACTATATCAAGAGAGCCGCCTCCCATCCAATTTCACGAGCTGTTAAAATGGCTGACTTAGAACACAACAGCCAAATCTTTCGTATGAAAGGACTTCGGCAGAAAGACTTTGAACGTCTTGAGAAGTATTTTACAGCCTATGCCTACTTGAGTGAATGATATGAGTAATGTTTGTGATATTTGTGGGGAGGGAGAGGTTACACTGAAGTGTTCTCCCAACTTTGTTATGTTTAGAGAGCATTCAACTACGCTACCAGCATATTTTTTGTTTTGCAACTGCTGTGAAGTAGCTTACGCTAATGAAGATATTCTATATCTAAATAAACTTCAATACGAGTCTTTTAGAGTGGAGAGGGAGCTTAAAGAAACTTACGAGAGGACTGCATGATAGAACAGTTTAAAGAACCTTATCGGTGGCTTTCTAACTTTTGGAAGTTTAATACTCCTTTGGAGTATCAGAACTTATTGTTTCCTACAGTAGAGCATTTTTATGTTGCAATGAAGACTACCTCTTGGGATTTAAGACATCAAGCATCTCTTACAGATAGACCTAAATCTTTTGGGAGAGGTTTAGAGCTTAGAGAAGACTGGGAGCAGATTAAGTTAGATGTAATGCTGTATGCAACAAGGTATAAATACTCAGAATTAAATCCAAACCTAAGAAGGAAACTCTTAAACACTGGAGAGGAATATATTCAGGAAGGTAATTGGTGGGGGGATAAGTTCTGGGGAGTTTGTCTTAAAACAGGAGAAGGAGAGAACAATCTAGGGAAGATAATCATGCAAGTGAGGGAGGAGATAAGGGATGCCATTTAAAGCTATTGTCGCAGGAGGGAGAGGATTCTCAGACTTTGACTTGTTGTGTGATAAGCTTGACTTCTATTTCTCAGAGATCCCAGATGCAATAGAGATTGTTTGTGGAGGGGCTAGAGGCGCTGATGCACTAGGGGACTTGTATGCTAAAAATAATGCTTTAGATGTAACTTACTTCCCCGCTAACTGGGATAAACACGGTAAGCAAGCGGGTATTCTACGAAACATAGAGATGGGAGAGTATGCAGACGCTCTAGTGGCTTTCTGGGATGGGAAGTCTTCTGGCACAAAGCACATGATCGAGTATATGGATATTGTTGCTAATAAACCTGTAAGGGTGGTGAGGTATGATAGATAAAAAACAAAATGGATGGTGGTGGTTGTACAGGCCAGCTATTCTAGACGGTTTTAAACACTGGTGTGAAAAAGAAAACAAAGAACCCACACAAGAACAGTTTATAGAATATATGAACGGAACTTTTAACATTGAAGAGGAACAAAATTTTGATAGAAAAATTAAACCTAACTCTAACACTTAAGTTTGACAAAGAAGGTTTTATAAAACACTTTTCGGAATGGTGTGATCTTACTGAGAGTGAAGGAAGCTTAGAGGATCAATTTGAAGAATTTTGGGGTAGTTACTTAAATAACTACGTTGAATATACCTTAGAAAACAAAAATAATAGAGGTGATAATAATGAGATGTCGCGCTTGTAATAGACCCCTCAGTATGGGGACAATACACATGAAAGATGCTGACGGTAATCCTGAGGATACTTGCGGTATTTGTAGAGGAAAGAGTGTTCAGGAATACTCTTATAGTTTTGATCATGAGTATGAGAACCAGCATATCTCAGAGGGATTATCTCATAACTCTAAGTCTGGCTACTATTACGAGTGGTATGACTAAGAATTTAAATTAATTTTAAAAAACCTATTGACAAATAGGTATACTGTGCTATAATTAAGTGTAATAGTGGAAAAAGGGCATGAAAGCAAGCCCTAACGTTTTATGTCGCACGATCCTCCTCCTTTGGTGTGACAGCGGGGAGGCACACTCCCCTTTCTTACAGAATTTTAATATTAAGAGAAGAGTATGGGAAAGAGAGATAATAGTGGTAAATTTGTCAAAGGTGTCTCTGGTAATCCCAACGGAAGACCTAAGAACACTAGAAACGCTAGTGACCCACAAACAAAATTAAAGAGAGCTTTAGACAACGGATGGGATCTAGTTAAACTTAAAGAGTTTATCGTAGACCTAGTTTCAGATAAAGAAACAAAAATGTCTCCAGCTCAAATCGAAAGACTAACAAAAACTCTTGCTGATATAGAGTTAAAACTCTTAGAGATGGATTTCAAATACAACCACTCAGAGGAAGTAGAACAACAAGAAGAAGAGGATGATGAACCTCATTTCTCTACTACAGCAGGATAAAGAGGAGATGAATGGCTAAGCAAGTAATCCGGCCTCAGAGGGGGTCTCAGGAACTTGCCATGAACATTAAGGCTGACTTAATTATTTATGGTGGTGCAGCAGGTTCTGGTAAGTCCCACCTACTTTTAATGAAGTCACTACCTTACATTAAAGACCCTAACTTCCATGCGTCATACTTTAGACGTAATACAAAACAGCTTACACAACAAGGTGGTTTGTGGGAAGAAAGTGGCAAAATGTACAGGCCATTTAAACCAAAAACAAATTCAAGCGACAAGAAGCACACATTTCGTTCAGGGTCTTCTATCGCTTTTAATCACTTAGAACATGAAAAGCATAAACTGTCCTACCAAGGTGGTCAGTTATCAGCTATCTTTTTCGATGAGCTTACTCACTTTACAGAGACACAGTTCACCTACCTACTATCTCGTTTGCGTTCTGATGCAGAAGTAGATGGTTTTTGTATGGCTAGCTGTAACCCAGATAATGAAAGCTGGGTGTTAAACTGGGTAGAATGGTGGTTGGATGAAGAAGGATATCCAGATAAAGATAAACAAGGTGTTGTAAGATACTACCTGATTATAGATGATAAACCTGTCTTTGCTGATACAGCAGAAGAACTTGAAGATCTTTATCCAGATATGTGTAGGGTGTACAATCCAAACACAGATGAATATGTACATGTTCCACCAAAAACATTTACATTTATTTCTGGAACAATCTTTGATAATCCTATTCTGATTCAGAACAACCCTAAATATCTAGCAGAGCTTAATGCTCTTCCTCGTGTAGAGAGAGCTAGACTTCTGGAAGGGAATTGGTATGCAGTTCCTGAGTCTGAAGGTTACTGTAAAAGAGAATGGTTCTTAAAGGCCAGTGCTTTACCAAATCAAGTTAAGATGGCAAGGGCTTGGGATAAGGCTGCAACAGAGCCTAGTGAGGTTAATCGTTATCCTGACTTTACCGCTTCTGTAGGAATGGCTAAAGACAGAGACGGATTCTACTACCTTTTCGGTAACTACTGTCCTGAGAATAAGGACAAGGTAGACCCAGAAATAAAAGGCAGATTTAGAAGAAGAGCTGGAGAAAGAGATAAGATTATTCTTAAGCAGGCTCAATATGATGGAGAAGAAACTACAGTGGTTCTCCCTGAGGATGCTGGAGCTGCTGGTAAGATGGAATTCACAGAGAGTTCTAAAAGTTTGATAGAGGCAGGATTCTTAGTTAAAAGAGACCCCACTCCTACAAACAGAAGTAAGCTTACCAGATTCCTACCTTTTGCAGCAGCCTGTGAAAACGGATTAGTTTATATTGTAGAGAACACTTTTGAGAAAAAAGTGTTGGACTACCTGTACAAAGAACTGGAAGCATTTAGCGGAGAGCCTAGTACATCAGCAAGAAAAGATGATGTGTGTGACTGCACTGCTTCAGCTTTTAATTTTCTGGCAAAACAAAAAGTGTTGCCTAGTTTTAGTTTAAATGTTAATAACACCAATAGTAAAGTAGCTAATGTTAAACAAAGTGTTTTTGCTACTTAGAATCGGAGGGTAAATGGCAGAAAAGTATAACATCCATACGGATGAAGATCTAAAACCCTCTCCTTCTCGACAAAAACTTTCGGCAGTAAGTATTCCATCACTTAAAATTACTAGTGGTGAGATTTACGAAGAAGCTAGAAAGGAATTGAGATACCCTAAGTGTATTCCAATTTATCAGCAAATGGCTTTGGAACCGACAATAGCTTCTGCCTTTTCTCTTATTGAGACTCTGGTAACAAGAAGTGTTTGGGAAGTTAAAGCCCCAGAGGATGCTCCTCAAGAAGAACATGATAGAGCCAAGTTTATTAACTGGACTATTGATAACATGAGACGCCCTTGGGATGACTATGTTATTGAATTCCTATCATACCTTCAGTGGGGATACCAGCCAGTTGAGAAAATATACTCCAAAGTGGAGCAGGGAGAGTATAAAGGTAGGATCGGATTAAAAGATTTTAGGTTTATTTCTCCTACTACTGTAGGGAAGTGGATTTACGAGAAATCTACCAAAGAGCTTGCAGGGCTAAGACAAGAGTTTCTTAGAAGCAGTTCTGACTTTGCAAAAGATCTGCAAGGGTCTTATGTGGATATATCTAGAACTAAATTTATGTTGTTCAGATATAGAGCCAAGCTTGACAACCCAGAGGGCAGTAGCCCTTTAAAAGCTTGCTACATTAGTTGGAAACAAAAACAAATTGTAGAAGACTATGAGATTATCGGAATATCTAGAGACCTAGGTGGTACTCCAGTATTAGGCGTTGACATTGAGTTTTTGTCTAAAGCTAGTGAACAAGGAAGTGATGAAGCTAAAGCTCTTGCAGAGATGGATAGACAAGCTGCTCTGTTACATGCAGGTGAGCAGTCTTTTGTAAGGATGCCTATATCTTATAACGAGCAAGGTAAGGAGCTTTTCACCTTCGACCTTATAGGTGTTAGTGGTAACGGAAAGAATTACGACCCTGAGGTTGTTATCAGCAGACTTGAAAATAAAATGCTGATGTCTTTCCTAGCAGATGTACTTAAATTAGGTACAGAGGCTCATGGTTCTTATGCCCTAGCAGACAGTAAGACATCTCTGTTAGCTATGGGTGTTGAGCATCATCTAAGACTGATTAAGAAAGTGCTAGACCACGACCTGATAAAACAAATTTATGTTTTAAACGGGTGGGAGTACAACTCTAAAACATCAGCTAGGTTCCACTACTCAGATATTGAGAAACCTAACTTAGAAGAAATCAGTAAGTTTATCCAAAGATGTGTTACTTCAGGTGCTATTCGTCCTACGAAAGAGCTGGAAGATACACTTATTGCTCTGCTGGGATTAGACCCTAAAGAGGAAGATGATATGGAATTTATTGAATCAATCGTAACCTCTGCTGCGGGGCAAGGTGACGGAACTTCAGGAGCTGGGAATTCTTCTCAAGATAACTCAGACTCGAATTCAGATAATGCAGCTTAAGAGGTAATCTATGGCACATAATGTGACACGTATTGAACGTGATCGGATTTATAACCAACCTCAATTAATCTCTGCTTCTTCTTTTGAGGATGTCGTTGACTACCTTAACTCTAGGCCAGAAGGTCTTAACAAAGAAGAGTTAGCCGTAGCTAGAGATATTGAGAGAAAAAAAGTAAAACGTGAACTGACAGACACGGCAACCACTGTCATCCCTGTATCGGGTGTACTTACCTACAAAGAAACCTTTATGGGAGCTATTTGTGGTATGTCATCTTACCAAGGCATTCTAGAGGCAATGGAAGAGTCAGTAAGAGCTGGCTTTAAAACTGTTGTTTTAGATGTTGACTCTGGTGGTGGTGAAGCCTACGGGACTTTTGAAACAGCTCAAGAACTAAGAAACTTGGCTGACGAATATGGCGTAAGACTTGTAGCTTACGTTGACGGAATTTCCGCTTCTGCGGCATACGGCTTATCGGTAGCCGCTGATGAAATCATCCTCAATCCTTATGCAGAAGTAGGAAGCATCGGAGTTGTAACTAAGCTTAGAAATGACTCTGAGAAAATGAAGAAAGAAGGGATCAAAGACACCTATGTTTATGCAGGTACAAACAAGATTCCTTATGATTCAGAGGGTGAATGGAGAGAAGATTTTATTGCTAGTCTTCAGAGCAAGGTAGATGTCTTGTATGAGGATTTTGTTACTCACGTATCTTCTATGAGAAGTATGTCTCAGGAAGATGTTAGAGCAACTGAGGCTAAGATGTTCTCTGCAAAAGACGCTATCGAAATGGGTCTAGCAGATAAAGTTATGACTCGTATTGAGTTTATGAACTATCTGGCAGACATAGAAGAAGGAAAAGATATGCCGTTGAAAATGAACTTATCAAAAGATAAACCTAGTAAAGAGGTAGAAATGGAAAACGAAAATCCTGTTGTAGAGGCTAAAACTGGTCTTGATGCAGAAACACAAAAAATTATCGCAGATATGCAGGCTCAAATCGCTTCTCTAGAAGCTGAGAAAACTGCTGCTGAGAAAGCCAAGCTGGAAGCTGCTAAGTCTGCTTTTAGTAAAGAACTGTCTGAATTTGCTTTTGTATCAGAGTCGCTGGTAGGTGATCTGACTGAAGCCCTGTTTGGACTGGAAGATAGCCAGAGAGACGTTGTATTGGCAGTCTTTGGTGCGGCAGATGAAGCCCTTGCTGAGTCTGTATCTACTGTTGTTGCAGAAGAAGTAGAAAATGAACCTGCCCTGTCTACCGACAAGGAAGCAGCTAAAGAAGCTACTCGTCTAGCAATCCAAGAAAAATATAACAAGTAAGATTAATATTAGGAGATAAATAAATGCCTGTAATCGCAACTGAACCAAAACGCTTCAGCGATCTGGTTAAAGTTTCAGACAATCAGCTTTGGAATGCTGGCTACATGACAGAAAGTGTCACAGTAAACGAAGCTTCTGCTCAAGACTATGAAGTTGGTACTCTTCTGGGTAAAGTAACTGCTAATGGTAAGTACAAAATCTGGGACAGTGCTGCTGAAGATGGTAGTGAAGTGTTGGCTGCTGTTGTTCTTGAGAACAAATCTGTAGCTGCTACTACTGACACTGCTGTATGGGTAGCTGTTCGTGGTGGCCTGATTGTAGCAGACAAAGCTCTGGAGCTGAATGGTGAAACACTTGCAGACGCCAAAGCTGGTCTGGAAGCTCTGAATCCACCAATCGTCGTTGCTTCACAAATCTAAGCCAAGTAAGGAGATATTTTAATAATGGCACAAGTACAAAATTATGAGTACAATGACTTTACAGATGAGCTGCTGCTTATCCCTAACGAGTGGGGTTTGCTGAACTCTCTGGGTCTGTTTGGAAGCGACAGCGTTGCTACTTCTGTACTCCAATTCGATGAGACTGCACAAACTCTGACTTTGATTGAAGATCAGCGCAGAGGCACTCGTAAGCAAGTCAACCGTGATGACTACTCAAAACTGCACACTGTTGGTATTCCTCACTTCCCGTTTGATGACGCTATCAGTCCACAGGACATCATCAACCGTCGTAGACCCGGTGATAAAGACGCAGAAGACACCATTGCGCGTGTTCGTCTACAGAAGATGGAAAGACTGCGTAAGTCTTGGGCAGCTACCGTAGAGTATGCTCGTATGCAAGCCCTAATGGGTAATGTATACAACCCAAACCAAACCAACGATGTTCAAAACTGGTACACTGAGTTTGGTGTTACCCAGACTGAAGTTGAGTATGAACTGGACACCGCAACTACTAACGTAATTGCTAAAGGTGAAGCAGCTATTGCCGCTTCTCAGGATAACATCCTGTCTGGTGAAGTTGTATCTGAATTCGTAGCTATCTGCTCTCCAGAGTTCTTCGCATCTCTGATTGCACACGCTGAAGTTAAAGATGCATACCTGTACTACAGCTCTGGTCAAGAGCCTCTACGTGATCGCCTAACTAGCTCTCTTGGTGCTCGTCATCGTGAGTTTACCTTTGGGGGTATTCGCTACGTTGAGTATCGTGGAAGCTACACCGATAAAGATGGTAACTCTGTTCGCATCGTTCCTGCTAACGAAGCATATCTGTTCCCTCTGGGTACTTCAGATACCTTTGTTACCTACTACGCTCCTGCTGATCGCTTTGAATATGTATTCACTGCTGGTCTTGAGCAGTATATGTGGGAATTCCCAGATGATCGTGGACACCTGATCGAAATCGAATCAGAGTCTAACTTCATCAACATGGTTAGACGCCCACAATGCGTTATTAAACTGCATCGTAATACTGCTCCTTAATAGGCAGTAGAGAGTAAGGAGGGGCTTAACGGCTCCTCCTTTTTTACTAACTTGATGAGGTGTATATGTTAGATTTAGATTTGAGTGATCCTATCAATCAAGTTAGAGCGTTGATTGGTGACATCGACGGCAGTTTCATATCCGACCCGAATATTGAAGTGCTTTTAACATTAAATAACGACAATGTTATCAAAGCATCTATACAAGCCCTAGATTATATTATAGCTCAAGTAGCCTACTACGTTAGAGAAGAAGCTGGAGACGTAGAAGTGTACTGGGGGGATATTTACGAAAGGCTTGTAAAACGTAAAGAGCAAGTAGAAAGAGACAACATCTATAAAATCAGTAGTGGCCTATTCAAAATGGGTGGCACTACAAGATCAGAGATTGATAGAGTTAATTCTGATATTGAGAGTAAGGGTGTTGGAGAGAGAACTGAAGACTTCAGCGCAGTGCTTAGAAAACTAGAAATTGATCCTGATAATCCGTATCTGTTAGAGCGTTACTAATGCATATTAAAATTACCAGAAACACGAGAATGCTGGAGAACCTTAGAAAGAGGCTAAAAGACCTTGGTAAGGCATCGGTAGCTTCTGGGTATTTTCCTGAGTCAGGCACTCATACAGAGAGTGGACTTAGCTATGCAGAACTGATGAGTATGCATGAAACTGGGTTTGTTACAGATGATGGTAATTTTGTCTATGGTAGACCAGTCAGACAGATTACAATGACTCTTGCAGTACACAACGGTAAATACTGGGTAGATGATGTTAAGAACTACTTAAGAGGTAAGAGCACTCTTTCAAACTCATTAAATCATATAGGTATTGAACTTACAGAAACTGCTCAGGGGATTTTTGGGGACTCTGGTAAATTGAAATCAAATAGTCCTACCACACAAAGGCTCAAAGGCGGGAAGAACACTCCTTTGGTAGATAGTGGTGAATTAAGAGACGCTTGGACTTGGAAGATAGACTTATCTTCTCATAATTACTAGGAGAGATATTTTGACCCCAAGACTTTTAAAAAAGAACACTTTAACTTTCACACGATACCTAGAAAACTCTGGGCAATATGTGAGAGGTACTTGGCAAGAGGGTACTGAAGACGACCCTGTAGTTGCCACTGGAAATTTACAACCATATCGACAAGGAAAGGAAAGGGTAGACCTTCCTGAGGGTATTAAAGCCCGACATGCTAAGGTGTTCTACACCACAACCTTGTTGCTAGGATATGACGACATCTCTAACCAAGAAGCAGACAAAACCACCATAGATGGAGTGACTTTTGTTGTTTATGATGCAGAGGACTGGGACACACCAGCTTATAGATCTAAACATTATAAGGTTTACTTAGTTAGGGAGGATAAGATGTGATAAATATTTTTGAAATAAAAAGAGGTATCACAGAGACAATAGATAATTTAGTAGGGG